AATTAGAGAATGTTTGGCTTCGCAGCAGTAGCAGAGACACCGTTCTCAGCAGAACTTACCAAGTACACCATAGGTGTTGATCTTGCTGATGTATCTGCAGCTTCTGCGCTAAACTCTCCTCAGTTTTCAGGAGGTGTAAATCTTCCAGCATTAACAGGGGTTTCTGCTGCACTAGCTAATCCTGCGCTTGACATTAGCGGAAAAGCAAATATAACTACTGCTAACGTAGCAAGCACCACAAGTATAGCTGCACTGACACTTACAGGAGAAGCAAACTTTACGCTTCCTGCAAACACTGCAGCACTCACAGCTAATGTACCAAGCATAGAAGGTCTAGCTAATACAAACCTACCATCGCAAACTGCTATCTCTGGTGCAGTCTTCGGTGATAACGCTCAACCTACAGGAAACAACTACACGGTAACCGTAGCTAATAGTGGAAGTGGTAACAAGTATTACATAGATGGCGTAGAAGCTGCTGAATTAACACTAACAAAAGGACTAACATATATCTTTGATGTAAGTGACAGTAGTAATAGTGGACACCCATTTAGATTCAAAGATTCATCTGGTAATTCTTACACTACAGGAGTTACTGCTTCAGGAACAGCAGGATCATCAGGAGCTACAGTAACACTAGTAATTCCTACATCGGGTACAATGCCAGCTAGATACTACTGTACTGTACACGGTAATGGTATGGGTAATACTATCACTACGGTGGATAGCACTACCACTTTTACTGTAACTGTTGCAAACGTAGGTGGAGTTAATATATTTGTTCTAAACAATATAAACAACCCAACGCTGCAACTTGTAAGAGGCACAACCTACACGTTTGACTTGAGTGACTCTTCTGTGTCTGGACATCCACTAGCATTTAAGAGTGGTAACAATAGTTACACAACTGGTGTAACAAGTACAGGAACTCCGGGTCAGTCTGGTGCAAGCGTAACATTTGCAGTACCTTCATCAGCACCAGCAATAGGATTAAGATACTACTGTACTGTACATGGAAACGCTATGGGTAATACTATTACAACTAGCGGTGTACCTATAGGTCTGACAGCACAAGGTAAAGCTACAACCCCTCCAACATCTGTAGCTGCTGTATTAGCTAACGCAGTACCAAGTATAACAGGTTTAGCGTTCTTTACATTGCCTGATATACCTGCTACTATAGCACAAAATTTAGATGATCCTATTGGTGTACTCTTTCCGTTTGAGGACTTTGCAGAAACATTTAGTAGAGGCAGAACGGTAACAATAATTGCACCTACTATAGGCACAAGAACTGTATACATAGCTGCTGAAAATAGAACTGTAGTTATACGTCCTATAGACAGAGACAACGTAGTATACATAACTAGTTAAGGATAAGATATGTCTTATAGATGGCCTGAGAAAGATCCTGATGAAACAACAGACTTCAGTGTGGACTGGTCAAGGTTTCTAGGTTCTGATTCTATTGTATCAGCTACCTTTTTTGTGGATGATGCAAACGGAATAAAAACACAATTATCAACTGCACAAATTGTAAATGGCTTACAGTTTATTGCAACTACTCTTGCTGGTAATGTAGCTACTGCACGTTTTGGTTTGGGTATAAATAACACAAGGTACAATATTACATGCCGTATTGTTACTACTCAAGGTCTTCAATACGAACGTTCTGTAACATTACCTATTAGGGAAAGATAGAAATGGCTTATGATTTTCTTGGCTTAGTTAACGATGTTAACCATAGGTTGAATGAAGTAGCGTTAACGTCATCAAACTTTGCAACAGCTACAGGTTATTATAGTATAGCTAAAGATGCTGTCAACTCTGCAATAAGACACATCAATCAAGAAGAGTTTGAATGGCCTTGGAATCACGTACAGTCTGAACTTGTATTAGCTTCAGGGGTTATGAAGTATTATTATCCTGTAGATGCTAAAACAATCAACATGAACTCTTTTCGTATTAAGCGAGACAACAGTCTTGGAGTAGGAACTGAGCCACTAAAATCGTTGGTGTACGAAGAGTGGTTACAAAAATATGCAGATGATGAGTTTAACTCAGCAACAGATAGACGTGGTATACCACAACTTATTATAAGAACACCTAGTAGAGAATTAATATGTCACCCTGTTCCTGACAAAGCATACACTATTGTATACGAATACTACTCAATGGGTTATGACTTACAAGCTGCTTTAGACGTACCATCGCTACCTTCACAATATAGATTTGCTATAGTGGATGGTGCTATGTATTATGCTTTTCAGTTTAGAGGTGATACACAAGCTGCAGACGTGGCTCTTAGAAAGTTTGAAAAACAGATAAAAGACTTACGTGTAATAAACATAAACAGAACACCATACCTAAGAGATACAAGAGTTAGTTTCTAATGCCAGTACAATGGACTACATTCCCTATGGAGTTTCAGGGTGGATTGATCTCCAACCTTACTCCGCTACAACAAGGCACTAATGCTGTAGGATCTGCTACTATACTACAGAACTTCGAGTCTGATAGAGAGGGCGGTTACAGTAAACTAAAAGGTTATAGCAAGTTTAGCGAAACAGAAATTCCAGGTACTGGTGAAGTTTTAGCCATGAAGGTTGTATCTTCTGGCAGAGTTGTGACAGCTAGGAAGATGGACACAGCTACTATAACAGAATATCAAACAGCTACATCTACAGTAAACGGTGCAGTCTCTAGTTCTACAGCAGTAGCTCTTGATAACAATACAGCTACAGCCATAGTCAACGGTGCTGTCACTACCAACGCTACAGTAGCTGTAGATAGAGTCAGAACTTTTACAGGAGTAACAGGTGCTACCTCTCTAGCTGGTGCAAGTGCTACTTTTAATATAACAAATACCAACGGCACATACACAGCAGCAATAAATGCAGCAGGTACAGGCTTTAAGGTTAACGAAACAGTAACAGTACTTGGTGCAAACTTAGGGGGTGCTACTGCAGCGAATAACGCAACAGTCACAGTTACCTCTGTCGGTTCTAGTGCTGCCACATATACAAACCCAACGCAGTCTGGCTATAGTGGTTCTGGTAGCAGTGCTACATTCAACGTTACTAAAACAGGTACTACGTATACCGTAGCTATTACTGCAGCAGGTTCAGGGTTTTCAGCTAGTGAAACAATTACTATAGTTGGTACACAGTTAAATGGGGCTACTACAGCCAACGATGCAACTATAACAATAACTACAGTAGATGGATCAGGTGGTATAACAGGAGCCACCATAGCAGGTACAGGTTTAGCAGAAGGTCCAGTTACAGGTGTTAGCGTTGCTGGTACTGGTGCAGCATTTGGAACTATTACCAAAGGTATGCTTGTAACTGGCACTGGTATTACTGGTACTGTAACAGTAAAGACTGTAACAAGTCAAACTAGTATTATACTAGACACAGCAGTATCTTTAGCTGACAATGCTGTACTTAGTTTTGTTACTAATATAAAAGCTGGTATGTTTGTTACAGGCACAGGCATATCTGGTACTGTAAAAGTAGCCTCACTAACAAATCAAAACAATATTGTGCTTGACTCAGCCCAGTCTATATCTGATAATACTGTTCTTACATTTGGTACATTCCATTCTACTCAAGTAGACAAGACACTTTACTTTCATGGCACAGGCACTGACTGGACACATATAGGTACAAGCTCTTCTACTAATACATTAAAAGCTAGGTTTACTGACTTTAACTTTACACAAGAAGACAAAACAATATTTGTTGATAGTAAAAGTTATCCAGTAATATACAACTCTGTTGGTAACACTGTAACATCTTTATCAGCAGCAAACAGTTCAGACGTACAGGGTGCAGAGAATGTTGTACTATTTAAGAACCATGCTTTCTACTCTAAAGGTAGTAAGATATTCTTTACAGCACCAAACACAGTAGATGACTTTGCTACAGGTAATGGCGCTGGTACAATAAACGTTGGTTACGATGTAACAGGTATGATAGGCTTTCGTGAACAGCTTATTATTTTTACTACAGACACAATCAAGAAACTTGTAGGAACTACTTCTGCTGACTTTAAACTAGAACCTATCTCAGACAAGATTGGTTGTATTAACCCTGATACAATAAAAGAGTTTGGTGGTGACGTAGTATACTTATCTCCTGATGGTGTACGTTTACTTGGTGCTACTGACCGTATTGGTGACTTTGCACTTGATGTTGCATCAGATCAGATATATAAAGATGCTCAAGAATTTATAGCACAAACAGATACCTTTTGTTCTGTGTTAATCAGAGGTAAGTCTCAGTATAGAATATTTGCATACATACCTACTGTGCAAGCCCCTGCTGCTTCAGGTTTGATAGCAACTAAGTTTATTGCACAAGGTGGTAGCGGTATAGCTTGGTCAAGAACTAAAGGGTTAAAAGTAAACGTAGCAGATAGTACATACTCAGGTGCAACAGAAACTACTCTCTTTGGTAACGATGATGGTTATTGTTATGCAATGGACTCAGGTAATTCTTTTGATGGCAGTCCTATTGAGGCGATATACGAGTCTCCCTTTATGCCTATCACTGATCCACAGATACGTAAAACAATGTACAAACTTACGTTGTATGCACAGCCTCAAGGAACTATGAATCTTGATGTAAGCTTTTCTTTAGACTTTGATACTAAGAGTGATCCCGGCGTAGTTCAACCTCCTCTTATACAAATAGGTGCATCGGGTGGTGGCGTAAGTTTATATGGTGCATCCACTTCTGTATATGGTGGCGCAACTGTTAAATATGGTGGTAACTTAGATAAGATCTATAAAGAAAACTTAGTAGGCTCATTTAAAACAGTAGCTATGAGGATAACAGATAACTCAACAAATCCAACCTTTACTCTTGACACAGCCGTTCTTGAGTACAGACAACATGATAGGCAGTAACAATGGCAGGTTATACAAGACAAGCAGCAGCTAACATAGTCACAGGTAGCGTTATTGACG